TCTGCTAACGGATTTAAGGTGGACAAGACAACTATTCAGGCTCTCCTCTCGCAAGCTAAGAGGAAAGGCAACGACTTAGCTGTAGAATACTTAACCAAGCTAGCCCGACTTAATTCTATAAATGTTTATCTAAACTCATTCGTACAAGGGATCGAGACATGGGTTAGAGAGGACGGTATATTACACGCTAACTTTAACCAGACAGTTGCTCGGACAGGCCGACTAAGCTCTAGCGGCCCTAACCTGCAAAACTTTCCAAAGTCTAATAAGTTTCCTGTTCGCAAGTGTATGATTAGTCGATTTGAGGGCCAGAGTTTGATTGAGGCAGACTTTAGCGGCCTAGAATTTAGAGTAGCTGGCGAACTATCCCGGGATCCACAGATTATCGATGATATTTTATCTGGCAAAGATGTACATAAGCAGACTGCAGCCATCATAAACCAGTGTGATGAAGCTGATGTTTCAAAAAGTATGAGACAGGAAGCAAAAGCCTATACTTTTGCCCCTTTATATGGCGGGATGGGTATGAACGAGCCGGAGCACGTTCAGAACTACTTCAAAACCTACTTCTCGATCTACAAAGGCCTTAAAAACTGGCACTCAGAGCTTTTCAGCGGTGTATTGAGAGATGGTATCGTTAGAACACCCTCGGGTAGAGAGTTTTTCTTTCCTGATGCGGAGAGAGCGCGTAACGGAAAGATTAAAAAGTATTCTCAGCAAATCGTGAACTATCCTGTGCAAAGTTTTGCCACAGGCGATATTGTTGTTTTGTCTTGCGTGAGACTTTTACGCTACTTTAGAGAGCACGATCTACAGTCGAAGCTTATAGTCACTGTGCATGACTCTATCGTTGTTGATTGCGCCCCTAATGAGCAAGACCTTGTAGTAAAAGGTATAGTTTGGGCAATGCAAGGCGTAAAAGAAGAACTTGTGTCTCGTTTCAATTATGAGCCCGTTTTACCACTAGATATAGAGATCGAGGCTGGAAAAAACTGGATGGAAATGAGCGAAATTTCTTGCGAAGTTACCTTAAGTGATGTATGATTTAATTCCGACTTAAACACTAACAAAGGGATTCTTTATGAACCAAGTAGCAGTAATCGATCAGGCAGAACTTAACGCTCTTATTTCGGAACTAGGCGGTGGCGTTACCCAAGAACAAGACACCATTAAGGTGCCATTTATGAAGTTCCAATATGAACCAGAAGACGCACAAGGTCGTGATGTGAAACGCGGTACAATCTTCTTATCGGACCAACCTGAGCCAGTATATGCAGATAGTGTTAAGCTTCATGTAATGGCGCAGTATTATCAGTATCGTCAGACAGATCCAGATACATATAAAATTGTTAACAAGACAATTCTATTAGAGGATCTACGCCGAGGTGAACCTCGAGATATGCTAGGTGGTATTCGTTGTGGGCGCCCTACGGGTAAAGCACTAGGCCAGATGTCTGATGAAGATCAAAAGATGTGGCGCGCGAAAGTAAAACCTTTCCGTATCCTACGTGGAGTAACCTCTTACACAGGCAAGACCGCTGACGGTAAAGAGGTAGAAGTCACAAACCAGCCTTTCCAGTTATACATGAAAGGTCTCAGCTTTATGAAGTTTGATGATGTACTAAAGGCATTGCCTTACGGTAAGCGTTATCAAGACCTATGGGTAGACCTTCATACAAGCAAAGAAGGTAAGGCATTTGTAGCCAATTTCGCTATCGATTTTGCAAAACCTGCAGCTATGACGCAGGAAGTTGTGGATAGTATGAAGCTCTTTGTAGAGATGGCACGGCAAGAAAACTCTAAGATCGAGGAATCTTTCCGAAGTGCAAAAGCCGCTGGTGCTCTCGATGATCAGATTTACGACAACGTATCTGACGATCTAGACCAAGACTTCGCATAACAATTGGGGCTACTAAGCCCCTTTTTTCACACAGTTAGGATTAGCTTATGCTTTCTATTTTAGAGAGCCAGATGCGTGTTGTCTTAGACGATCTATCTAATGAGCAAAGTAGAGAGATACCTACAGAGCTTATTGATAAGGCGGTAGAGCAACTGCGCGAGGCTTTAGTAAAACAGACAACGCCCCGGGAGCAAGATTTTCGGCTTCGTATGTCTAACATTGGTAGGTTACCCTGCCAGCTTCAACAAGAACAGATGGGATCGCCCAAAGAGCGTATGCCGTACAATCACTGGATGCGTATGGTCCTTGGCGACTTTGTGGAAGTCCTAGTCCGTATGGTGCTCGAACTATCTGAGGCCGAGGTTGCTAGTGATGGTGATGATGTTGAGCTAGACGTTAAAAGCACCACGATTAAAGGCACCTCAGATATCGATCTAAATATCGACGGTGAGCAGCGGGTCTATGATATAAAATCTGCTAGCCAGTACATGTTCCGTAACAAATGGCAAGGCGGCTTTCAGTCTCTATACCGAGATGATGAGTTTGGTTATATCGGTCAGATCTATGGATATGCTGATGCACAAGGCAAGAAGCCCGGTGGGTGGATTGTAGTAGATAAATCGTCTGGCGAGATCAAAGTTGTCGATATCGATGCGTCACCAGATCAAGAGAAGATGATCCGACTAAATAGGGAGCAGACTGTTGGCCTAATCGCTAACAACAGTCCCTTTCAAAGGTTCTTCGAGCCGGAAGAAGAGTACTTCAACCGCAAGCCTACAGGGCGCACGATCCTCTCGAAATCGTGTAGCTGGTGCCAGTTCAAGCTCTCCTGTTACCCGGAAGCGAGACATCTCCCCAACCCGAGCAGCAACGCGCAAGTCACGCCGTACAAGTGGTACATCAAATATACGGACGAAGATGAAAACCCAATCAGCTAAAGCTAAGGGGCGTAAGCTCCAACAATGGGTACGCAATGTGATCCTAGAGCTAGTCAGTTCGCTAGAAGAAGATGACGTAAAAAGCACCTCTATGGGAGCCCAAGGTGAAGATGTGCAGCTTTCACCAGCGGCTCGAAAGCGGATGCCAATTAGCATCGAATGCAAGGCCCGGAAATCAATAGCAGTATACAGCTACTACTTACAAGCGCAGGAAAACTGCCCAGAGAATATCGAGCCAGTAGTAGTTGTTAAAGCCGATAGAAAGAAACCTCTAGCGCTAGTCGATGCTGAGTACTTTCTACGGATCTTATCGAAAGTGAGGCATAGATGAGAGAAGAAGATATTCCTAAGAACACCATGCTTATCAAGATGTCTCTGACAGACACAGGCGATCTGCGTATGGCGTTTGGACACAACTTTGATGTGGATGAGGTTGATGAGGATAGCATCCAATATCTGCTTGATGTTTTGAACGGGATCCGTGTCTCATTTGACGCTGGTATGGAGCAGTTTGCTCAACAAGGCGCTATGGCGCGCATGATCCAAGGACTGATCGAAGATTTAGATGGCCCAGAGATTGAGTTTGAGCCCGACGAAGAGCTTTTAGACGCTCTAAATCGAAACAACAACATTATCCCATTTAATAAGAAGAGGTTGAATTAATGCACTCTCGTAATCGCGTAAAGGGTGGTTATCCCGAGGTGATGGATGCCGATATGGTCAACCAGCCACCTCACTATAACCAATCTGAAATTGAATGTATCGACGCCATTAAAGCGGCACTGACCCCAGAAGAGTTCCGGGGGTACATCAAAGGTAACGTCATTAAATATACGTGGCGTGAACAGTACAAAAATCAGGATGAGGATCTGAATAAAGCATCTTGGTATTTATCAAGGCTTTTGAACATTCTGGATTCCAGCAAATGAAGTGCTGGTACTGCTTTGAAGGGCAGATGATTTGGGGTGGAGATCACGACATAGAAGACAATGATACATATGACTTCGAGACAAATTTCACCTGCAATAACGAAGAATGTAACGCAGTGGCAATTTTTTATCATAAGAAGGATTCAAGCGAAAATGACTGACCAAATAGAGTTTGGATATGAGTATTTTGATGAGGGTAACGCCAGCCTACGTGACCCAAATACTTACCTAAACAAAACCCCGCTAGATATGGTTCGACACTTTGCGCGCACCTACAACCAATCCCTCAATCTACCGTGGATGAAGGACACAGATAAGGATCTACTACGCCTTGTCTTGGTCAAAGAGGAATATGCAGAAGTTCTCAGTGCCACCGAGGCCGAGGACTTACTGAAAGAATTAGCAGATCTTGTCTATGTGACCTACGGCTATGCCGCCACATTCGGATGGGATCTCGATGAGGCAGTACGCCGAATACACGCCTCTAACATGAGTAAGCTAGATGATAACGGCGAACCCATTTACCGCGAGGATGGAAAAGTTCTCAAGGGACCAAATTACCAAAAACCAGACCTAACAGATTTAGTATGAGGAAGATATGAATACACAGGCATTAAGTAACATCGCACTACCAACAGACTATCAGGCTTTCATTCACACAAGCCGATATGCACGTTGGATAGAAGACGAAGAACGCAGGGAGACATGGGCAGAGACCGTAGAGCGGTTTATGGAGAATGTAGTTGTGGGTAAAGTTGATGCGCAGACGGAAGACGAGATCCGCTTTGCGATCCTAAACCTAGAGATTATGCCATCCATGCGCGCCATGATGACTGCAGGGCCAGCATTGATGCGAGACAATACTTGCGGATATAATTGCTCATATCTGCCTGTGGATGATGTTAAATCTTTCGATGAGGCTATGTTTATTCTTCTATGCGGCACAGGTGTAGGTTTCTCTGTTGAGCGGCAGTATGTGCAAAAGCTGCCGGATGTCCCTGAGAAGCTATTTGATAGCGAGACAACAATCTTAGTTAAGGACTCAAAAGAAGGTTGGGCAAAGGCTCTTCGTATGCTTATTGCTCTTCTATACGCTGGAGAGGTTCCTAAGTGGGATGTGTCTCGAGTGCGTCCTGCAGGTGCAAAGCTAAAGACCTTTGGTGGTAGAGCATCCGGCCCCGGCCCTCTAGTGGATCTATTCCATTTTGTTATTGAGACATTCCGCGAAGCACAAGGACGTAAGCTATCCAGCATCGAGTGTCACGATATCATGTGTAAGATTGGTCAGATTGTAGTTGTGGGTGGTGTTCGCCGCTCAGCAATGATCTCACTATCAAATCTATCAGATGATCGTATGCGCCACGCTAAGACAGGCATGTTTCCAGAGCATCGCTATCTATCCAATAACTCTGTTGCGTATACAGAGAAACCAGACGCAATGAGCTTCCTACGTGAATGGACCTCATTAGCCGAGTCTGGATCAGGTGAACGCGGTATTGTGAACCGTGAAGCTATGGTCAAACAGGCTAAGAAAATTGGTCGAGATGCAGATCATGATTGGGGTACGAATCCCTGTTCCGAGATCCAACTTAGACCTTATCAATTTTGCAACCTAAGCGAGTGTGTAATCCGTGCTACAGATACTGAGAAAGATCTACTACGAAAAGTTCGATTGGCGACTATTCTTGGAACCATTCAGTCCACCTTCACTAAGTTCCCATATCTGCGAAAAGTGTGGCAGCGAAACACAGAAGAAGAGCGTCTGCTTGGTGTGTCACTCACAGGCATAATGGACAACACTCTAACAAACGGCAAAGAAGGTGATCTACCTAGCCTATTAGAGAAGCTAAATTCTGAGATTAAGAGCACTAATGAAGAGTTTGCGAACAAGCTAGGGATCCCTGTCTCGGCTGCTCGTTCTTGCGTCAAACCATCTGGCACGGTCTCCCAACTTGTTGACTCAGCCTCGGGGATTCATGCCCGTCACTCAAAGTATTATATCCGTACTGTACGTGGCGATAACAATGACCCACTAACACAGTTCATGAAGGATCAACGCATCCCTAGCGCGCCATGCGTCTATAATGGTGATAGCACAACGGTTTTCTCATTCCCTGTTAAGTCGCCAGTAGGTGCAGTCACTCGCCACGATATGTCTGCCGTTGAGCAGCTAAAGATGTGGCTAACTTACATGCGCCATTTCACAGACCATAAACCATCCGTCACAATATCGGTTCGTGCGAGTGAATGGTTCGAGGTGGGTTCGTTTGTGTATGAGCATTTTGATGAAATGTCGGGAGTATCCTTCCTACCAATGGAAGACCACATTTATCAACAAGCACCTTATCAAGATATTGGGGAAAGTGAGTATAAAGAGCTAGCTTCTTTAATGCCAAAAAGCATCGATTGGGCAGGTCTACAAGCTTATGAGAAAGAGGACGGGACTAAGTCTTCTCAGACCCTAGCTTGTACTGGTGATGTGTGCGAAATAGTTGATATTTCTGCATGAAAAAAGCCCTCTAGCGTTGACTAAGGGGCTCTAATACAATATATAGAATGTAAGGATTCAGATGGTCTTCCAGATGTTTCCGTTAGGTTAGCCCCCGGTTTGGTCACCGGGGGCGTTTCTATTTACGGCCTTGGAATAGATTCGGATGCATTCTTCAGCATATCCTCAACTTCCTGATCTGAATCACCCTCACTCTTAACGAGAGCTCTACCAATAAATCCTACCATAAGATCTTCCATTAGCGGATCTCTAGGGTTTCTGTTGTACTTACGGGCGAGAGCTAGGTACTCATCTGGATTTGCCATGATAGAATTGAGAATGTTGTTTGCTCTCGTTTCAGCATCCAGCTTATCAATACCTAAATTAGACAAAGCACGTAGTCGCGCACCTGCACGGCTTAGAGGACCAACTGCTAAGTAGATCAATCGAGTACTTGCACTACGGGCTGCTACATTAAATCCTGTTGCAGATTGAGATCTGATAGGTGTAGCTCTAGCCGTATCTGTGGTTTCTTTAGCTGCAGTTAAGATAGCTTCCATCGCGTCAGGTATCTCAGGCGTATCACGATAGATAATCCGTCCTAGATCAAGGGCCGAGTCTCTGTCGGTAAGCATATCGCCAATACCTGCAGAACGCACAGGCATAACACCGCCTAGCTCTGGGGTTTTAGCAAAGACCTTAGAGGTAAGGAAATTGTTATATGCTAGCTTCAGTCCTTTGGTCAGGATTACTTGTTCTGCTTCGGGTTGTTGAGCAATAATGTCCATTAGCTCAGTAACTCGTTGGCGTGATTCACCACCAAGTCGCTGACCTGCACCAAAGATCTTCTCAAATGCAGCCTGTGGATTAGACGTAGTTACGATACTATCGCCGGACCCAGTTTGTAATAGACGTTTAAGAGCCGGGGTACGCTCTGTATTAAAGAAGTTAGAGATAACACTATCCTCAACATCTTTAAGCATACCTTCGGAAGCTTGCTGCACACCAGCTAGTACATCCTCGACATTCTTAACCGCATTAGCAGATTGGCTAGCCTCTTCTACTCGAGCAATAAATGTATTTAGGCTAGTTACTTTATCAGCCATCTCAGGGGATGTCTGTGCTAGAGCGTTTAGCTGTTCCGCATAATTGCGTAATGTCATTGTGAGGTTAGATAGATCGGCTGTAAGTAGGCGACCATCCTGAGTAGCAATGATTGCACCATCCTCGAGGCCAGTATTCTTAATCTGGTTATAGAAGTTGTTGATTGTATCAACGATCATATAATCAGCAATTGCTGTAGGATCTGACGCACCATCGATAGCCCGAGCTAGGTTAACTGTACGAGCAGTATTGCCACCTTCTAGGATACCTTTAGTAAGATCCTCTGCCTTAGCATTAAAGCCGGGACGGAAAGGCTCTGTCTGTGTGACGATCTTTTCCATGTCAGATCTAGGTGTGCGTCCTAGAGTACTATCCCATAAGTTAGAGAACTGCTCCATAGAGTCAGTGTCTCGCCAGATAGGTGCAAACTCATCTTTATAGTAGCGCTTAGCTTCCATAGCTGCATCTGCTAGCTCAGGATCCCGCTTAGCGACAACGTCCAGCATATCCTCATCGATAAAGTTTAGAACATCACGATAGTATCGTCCTAATAGAGGATTATTATTATCAAATGCTGCAGAGGCTAGCTGCGCAAACTCAGGACGTAACTTGGTATAGAAGAAACCGAAATCGGCGCCATTTGCATCTAGGAACTGGCCCAGACGCTCGACAACTTCATCGTCAGTTTCTAAGCGCCGTACAAGCTCTTCTACGCCATCGTCAGTCTCTTCTAGTACCTCGATCATACGAGGCTGTACTTCCCTAAGAATATTGTTACCGCGACTGAACGCTACACTTGCTTTAGTGATTTCTTCTACAGGCATACGAGAGAACAGATCAAAGATGGCCCGTTCATCGACAGTACCACCTTGGATAGCTGCATATCGACTATTCTTCTCATCGACCATGCGAGTATAGCTTTCCTCGAGGCCGTTCTGAATATCTACCCGAGCCGCTGTTTTAGGATCCGCTATCTGTGTACCAGAAGCATCCTCTAGTCGAGCAATTAGCCCTAGATCATCACCAATAGCTTGTACAAGACCACCTGCCTTACGGTTATACTCTGCCTGTAACTCCTGAGCGTTCTGCTCTAGGATCTGCGTAGTATCTCGACGGGCTACGTCCACAAACTCATTTGCAGAGTCTTGCAGTACCGCTTGGTTTGTAGATCCCTCAGTTAGATTGTCTGCTTGCGCGCCTAGCTGAGTGTTTAGCTCAACAACAGGACGATCCATAGCTTCCTTAACTTGCTCACCACCAGCGCTATTAACCTGCCCAGCGCGGATACGTTGAGCGTTAGCTGCATCACCCTGCTCTAAGCCACCCTTTAGATAGGCGCTTACAGTATCTAGGATAACAGGACGATTCTCATCAAGGTTGTTAATATCGCGTACAAGGATCTCTTTATTCTCTTCAATGATCTTTGCGATATTCTGGCGTACTACCGCTAGCTGTTCTTCTGTTGCGTCTTCGCCTAGATTAGCTAGCTCGGCAGACAGACGTAGATAAACCTCACGTTCAGGTTTAGCCAAAGTGAAGTATGCAGATAGTAATAGGTCATAGCCTAGTGTTCCTACGTCCTTAACCGTCTTACCCACGGCACTGATAACACCACCCGCAAGCATACCATCAGCTAACATGTTCATGCGCTGCTCTAGCACTCGAGCCGAAGCATCATCGCCTAAGTCTGGTGAGATATCGCCAAAGACTTGCCCGGGACCAAACAAGAAAGTGTCTTCCTCAATACCTACTGTAGATACCGCTGCAGCCTCACCTATAAGAGCGGCTGGGGCTGTACGGATGACGTTACCCATAAGCTGAATAACTTTAGGGGCGTTAGCCAAGCCTTGTGTAATTGTCTGACCAACCCTGTAAATCCCGAGTCCAGGTGCAAATGCTGCAATGACTGCAGGTAGACCATCAGCGATTAAACTAGCGCCAATACCCTCAGTCTTAGTACCAAAGGTATTTGCCTGTACTTTTTCAGTGAGGTTAGGCTGAATTGTGCTTACTTTATCTGCCAGTTTAGCAGCCGGACTATCGTCAGTATATGAAGCATAGTCTAGCGCATTAGCTACCGCTTGTGGTGCTTTATCTATTATAGCTGCACCTGTCTCAACTACATCCTGAAGACTTTCAGAAATACCTGCTCCTGCAAGCTGCATAGCATTGACGGTAGGACGATCACTAAACCCAAACATTGCGCGGTTAGGCTTATAGATACTATTACGTTCACCTGTATTAGGGTTCGTATATACATAGACTTTATTAGCGTCATTTATCGAAGGACTATCATTAACCACAGAAACGTCTGGGTGCTTGATATTACCTTCCTCATCACGCTCAATAATCTTTGCATAGTAAGCCCTAGCTTCATCTATTGTAGCAAAGCTATCATACATGTTCTCCGAGACATCGATCTCGGGTAATAGGGCATCGTCTTCAGAGCTCTCGCCGCCGCCGCCAATCTCATCCCAAGGCATAGTAGTTTCTTCACCTACGGGATCCCAAGGCATCGTTGTATCAGCCATAAAAGCCTCCTACGGTTTTATTTTTATAGATAGGGATCCGTCAGCATTCCGTACTCGGAATTTGGTGCCAGACGGTGCAGCGTTCCAAGTAGCCGTACCTTCAGGTGTCCGTTCAATAATTGGGATCTCTGAGTTAGGTTCTTCGGGTGCTTGGTTAGTGCTATTATCCCCAGCTACCGCTAGATCAAACTGCTCCTTAAGCGCGGGATCAAAACCTTCCGCACTCATACGAGTAGCTGTATGATCACTAAACGGTTGCCCAAACTCTTGGTTTTCGACAAACTTAATAAACTCTTTGCGCCCAAGAAGAGATCCTAGGATACCTCTGCGATTAGCTTCGGTGCGTCCTTGTACTTTCTTAAGAGCTACGTTGATCTTGTCTAGAACAATCTCTGCTCGGGTTTCACCAAAGCCAACTGCATTCAAGTTCATCTGTAGTTCTTTATCGGACAAGCCTTGACCGCTTGATTCATTCAAACGAGCAATGTCATACGCAGCCTGTAGCTGTAGAGTAAAGATACGCTTAGCAGGTTCAGATAGACCTCTAATTGCATCTACCTGTTCTAGGTCGGCTAGTACCTCTTCATAGCTTGCACCACCCTTAATAGCAGCGTTAAAGCCTGATAGTACATCATCTGTGAAGTTAATGATGCCGCCCAAGGCCTGTAGGGTTTGGTTAAACGCGGCTGGATTATTGTAGGCCTCTTGTCGATACCTCAATAGGTTATCGATAGTATTGTCACCGTTAGCTACAACCTTAGCCATTTCACCGATAGGCTTGTTATAGATCTTGATAAACTCAGATCCATCTACTCCACTTGGGAACAATACACCCGTGTTAGTATCAATAGGCGTAGTTAAATCTGGATCCTGAGTCATGTCATAGAACTTGCCATTTTTCCAAACTAGCAAGTCATATCCCATCTCATCTATGATACCTGTTTCAGGGTCACGCTTAAAGAATGTAAACGGGTCTCGTTCAGCATCAGCTTTATCTTGTGCCTCTTGCTTCTGCTTTTCGATCTCTGCTTTGAGAAGCTCGTCTAATTTACCTTCTAGGTATTCATACTTCTCGAGCTTTTCTTCTTTGCCACCTCTAAAGTCTGAGTCAGATTTATTCTCAAGCAACATCATGGTAGCCCGGATATCGCCTTGGCTGTTTAGAGGCTTATCTGCAATATACTCATCAAACTCAAAGTAAGAATTATCCTTAACATTCTTAAGATAGTCTTCTTCCCAAAGCTTTAGATATGTTTTTTGATCAGGAGTAAGATCGTAGTTCTCTGCTAGGGTCTCAGCTTTCCAGCTACGGAATTGACGTAGGCCATCTTCGGTATATTCAAACCCGCTAAGTACTCCTGTAAGATCAATCTTCTTTTTCTTCTTAGCAGTTTTAACTGTACCCGGAGGTGCTTCACCTAGAGTACCTGTCTCGATACCTTCGATCACTTTATCTAGCTGAGCATTTGTTACTAGGTGTACTCCGTTCTTATCTTTCTTACGGAAACCTTCCCAAATACTACGCAGTGTAGAGCGCTGTTCTGCCTTAGTATTTGCGCCCTTTAGGCGATCCTGAGCGTACCATAAGAACAAATCGTTCTGCGTATTTTCATCGAACAGTGTCTCATCAGTAATGTTAAGCTCTTCAAAGCCACCATTATCTTTGATGTATTTTAGAGTAGATCCGATAAACTGATACTGGCCCATAGGCGTAGAGCTAAGGCCTTTTTGCGCAGCCTCAGTATCTGGTGGTAGGTTCTGCTTCACCCACGCATGGTAGCTGCCATCTCCCCGGGCATTAGCAAAGTCCATAACCTCTGGCATAGTCATCTCAGTCAGAGAGATGTTGCTAAAGGCACTATTCTGAGCTTGGTTAAATAGCGCATTATATCCACCTGCACCTGACTCAAAGTCGGTAAAGATCCCGTTAGGATCAATAGCAGATAGGAAATAGTTCTTCTCTGGTGGGGCTTGTATGTCGATACGACCGTCTGCAGATAGCTCTTCGAAGCGCGCTGTAGCGTTACCTACATTGCCCTCATAATCTTTAAGCATCTGGAACGCATAAGCTATACCGCTTGGGTTCTTAGGATCGTCAGGGAATTGCTCTGCCCAAAGACGCTTGGCTGCAGATTTTAAACGCTGGTCTTCCGCGTCTTTCTCTTTCTGCTCCGCTAATAGATCAGTCTGCTTATCTAGCGCATCTGTGTAGTATTTAGAGAAACTTGCGCTAAAGGATGCCGCGAAAGAGTCCATAGCGCTGGGTGCGTAGCTGAGCTCACCAGATTTAATTTGCCGTTGTACATCACGCCAACCCATCTTCAGTCTCCATATCTTCTTCTGTTTCTTCTGCCATGCCGAGCATACGAAGCTGCTCATCTTCAGGCGCTTCAGTAGTGTCTTCTAATGATGGCTGGGCCATAAAGCCGCCGCCGGATACCTGTAGTGGTTCCACGGCTACGGGCGCATCCTCTTCTTCCGCATCAGCTATACCCATAGACATCTTAAGCTGCGTAGGTGTGTAGATGATCTCATCAGAGGGTTGATCTCCCATCTCGTATTTAAGACCGTTCTTTTTAGCAAAGATCTCGATATGTCGAGCAAGTGGACCTGCCGCTAGGATAGCCATGTCGATATGGATCCTACCCTTAGATATGCTCTGTAGTAGTAGCGCGGTAACAATACCTGAGATAGGCACCTCTAGGTCTAGCATCGAATAGACGATACTAACACCTGTCGGCTTCTCTAGGTTGCTAAGTAGGTGGTCTACTGCATCATTTAGGTTTTCAAAATCCGCTGGACGGTGCCAAGGATAGTTACGTGTATCTGCCGTATAGTTCTCGCCGGGAATTGGCGCATCAATTACTGTCATCGTCTACATCCCCCAGACCGAGCTCTTTTTCAATATCGTCGAAGAACTCTGGCGTATACCGTAGCTCCTCTTCCATGTTTTCTTCTACGGCTCGAGGAAGTTCCCCAGCGCGGAAAGCTTTAATGCTTCGTTTTACTGCATCGTCAAATTTCATTGGATGGCCTCGTAGTTAACCATTAAGTATCCGTGATCACCTTCCACCACTGCATTAGGATGTGTCTCTTGGATCTCTTGCGCGATAACACCGATTGGTGGGTAGTTATCCATACCAAGCTCTTTAGCTTTATCGTTCCACTGCCATGTGTACATTTTCACGCCAGAGGGTAGAGTATCGAAGTATTTAATATCGTTCTTTAGTCGCTTATCGGATCCCATGATTGTCTTAACAGCAACCGCCGAAGCAACATCTCCTAAGAAGCCAAATAGGCCACCGCCCTTAGATCCTGCCTGAGCACCAATCTGGGCTCGTAGGATGTCTACGTCACGCTGAGCTTCGTTCTCAGATGATTTCCATAGATAGTCTAGCATACTGTCCACACGATCCCAGATCTGGTTCTGTGCTTCCTGTGTGATATTCAGCATGTTCTTAACGTCTGTCGCGCTAGCTTCGAACAACATCTTAGTGTTCTCTAGCTCAACAGTCTGGCGCCATTTTGCGTTAGCTGTATCGATCTGATATTGCATATTTGAGTAGAATTTCTGGCGACTGTCTTCCATTGTTGCATTGAATTCAGCAATATCGTTGATCTCGCCAGTATTGAACTTACGCATAGCGTTCATCTGCTCAGCATTAAAGATCTCTACATTAGTAGAAAGCTGATCATAGAACTTAGTGAAATCATTCTGTGTCTCTGCAGTGAATAAGCGCTGCGCGTTGATCGATTGCTGATCTTCAAATAGAGCCTGTACGCGCGCCTGTGCATCAATAACGGCAGACTGTTGCTCATTAGATAGATTAGAGAGATCCATCTGTAGGAAAGCTTTAGCATTAGTGACTGCAGCATTCTCTCGAGCAGTAAGGTTAGCTGTATCAAACTGCGCTAGAACTGTAGCCTTGTTAATCACCTGTTGTTGGCGATTATTTAGGTTCTGGATAGTAACAGTTTGGAAGAAGTTTGCTTCTTTCTCAGCGATACCAATTGTAGCTTCCATGATAGCCTGAGACATAGCCGCCGTAGCTGCAGTCCCGGTCATACCCTTGAAAGTCATTGTGCGAGACAATTCTCTAGCGATAGGCGCAGCCCATGTAGGAATACGTGGTTGTCCGTCTGGGCCTACAAACTGTTTTGATAGAATGTCTATCTGACCTTGGATCGTAGCCTTGCTATCAATGTAGTTACCTTCACCTAGCGCCTGAGCAGCTAGCTTACCAGATACTGATGACGTATCTAGGATGGTAGATATAGACTGAAGAGCAACATCGTTTAGAGCAACACCAGTATAATTGATCGAACCATCAGCATTCATGCCAGTAGCAGAACCCTGCATATCGATCTGAATCTCATCAGCGTCTACTAGGTTGTCTGCATCGATCTCGCCAGTAGCCGTATCCACAGAATAGATCTCGTCTGAGATACGATCTGTGACAGTAGATGCATTATATGTTGCTGCGTTTGTCTGATTAGGTGCGGTTGCATCGGCTACAACATCGACTGTCTGAGCATTCACATTAACGCTATCCCCCAAGGCGTACCGAGGATCACTAGGATCCAGAGCAACACCTTCGGCGTTTGCGCGTAAGAGAGTTAGCCCATCTTGCAAAGTCATACCGCGATCAGCTAAGAATTTCTGTGGGTCTGCTATAAGTGCCTGGGCATCCTCATTGGACTGTACTAGACCTACGTCCTTAGCCATCTGGAGCAGAGTTTCCGCATCCATAGGCTGACTCTCTTCCTCTGTGCTGTCATCCCCGGATCCATCGCCAGAAGTCTGAGAAGTACCATCCCCGGGCTTATCATCTTTCTGATCTTTAACTTCAGGTGGATCGTACTTTATTCCTAGATCATTCTTCGCAGTGTTACTAATCTTATCCAGAAAAGAACTGTCGTTAGATCCATCGTCGCCTGTCTTTGTAACATAGTCTTCGTTAGTGCCGCCGTAGAACTGGTCGCCAGATCCACCTTTACCACCACCATCGAACATATCGCTGATTGCGTCACCGATAGTGCCATCATCCGAGCCAAAGCCGAAAATCTTACCCATCTAATTTGTCCTTTTCCTGCTCACATGTTCGAATGCGATCTCGAAGCTTTGCGTAATCCATTATTGCCATAGGCGTAGTGGTAAACTCTGGGGGTAGAGCTTCCATCTCATCAGCTAGTGACGTAGTAAAATCTTCGGAGTAAGTTATCATCGGGGGGCAATAGACCTCTAATTGGGTTCTATAGACCGTCCCGGCGCAACCGCTTAATAAAGCTGCCGCGATCACTGGTAGAAGGATCGTCTTCATGCTCTGCCATTGCCTTGTAAAAATCGTTGGTTTTTTCTTTTGTCTTAAGATCATCTCTTAGGACTCTATTCCGCTCAGCCGCCCTACCCTTAACGCGACCCATGATATAAATAATCGGCAGAGCTAAAGCTAAGGTCGCAATGATCATATCTTTAATTCTGCCGAATATCATAAACATTAGTGGATACCTTCCTTGTGGTCCTTAAATCGAGCGTATGCTGCTAGAGCGATCCCACCGATTGCACATAGTAAGAAGATTGTTTTCATGCTCTCTGAGTAAGGAACTAGAGCTTCGATCTGTGGTGTAATCTCTCCGAGAGCAGTAGCTGCGCCAGCAATACCTGCACCTGCCATTGTCTTAGACTGTGCTAGAGGTTTGGTTGCCGCTGCCTGTGGTTTCTGAGGCATCTCTGGGCCACCGGGATCACTAGGTAGTTTAGCATCTCGGCTAAAAATTGCAGCCTCTGCCGCGCGTCTACGAGTAAGTCCGTTAAGTACTTGTAGCTTTCCGTTCACTCGAGCTTTGTTCCATCGCATTAGCTGCTCAGGTACTTCGTCGTATCGTCCCTGATTCAGCAACTTGAGAGCCGTGCTACTCTTAAAGTTAGCTTCGCCCAAGTTGAATACCCATGAGCTCAGAGCATCGAACTGTCCTTGTGTAAGTGGGACGTTCACGTTGCGGTAAATGGCTTTGTTATGATCTTGGATGTCTTTGACCAGTAGAGCTTCCGCTTCGTCCTTGGTGATCTTCATTCCTGAGCGAACACCGCGTACTGAGCCATATCCAATTGTCCATTTTCCAGCCGGACAACGGTAGGCCGAAACCATACCGTCTTCCTGTACTTTATGTAGGCCTTCGAACTTTTTGATTAGTTCGATACCTTCTTTAGAAGTTTGTGTGGGGTGCATTATCCTATTGTCCGAAAGTAAGGATCACCCTGCCCCATAAGTCCTGAACGTACAGCGGCTGGGCGATTAGCTAGAATTTGGGGAGATAGATCCCCGGTTGCTGTTCCCCCGCCTGTGTACCCTAGACGATCCATAGCACCGAATAGTTGGTTCATATTGATCGCGCTCTGGTCTAAGATCTGACCAGTATTATTAAATGTAGCTAGCAATAGATTGTTTTGCTGATCGATAGCCCGGTTTGTAATGTTACCCGCATCATCAACAGACTGACGAATAAGGCGACCATTCTGATCGAATGAGGTAGCTAGCTTGCTATATTGATCTCGGATGCTTGCGTCCAAGTTATTGCCTTGTGTGGCTAGAACCTGACGAATTACGTCAAGGCGCTGCATAACATCTTGCTGCGCATTAGCTTCGTCTTGTGTGCGCGGCTCAATACCTGCCGAGATATTCTCTAGAGTTTGACCGAAGTCTTTAGTCATTCCGGCTTGCTGTTGAGCAACATCCTGAGTGGCTTGTGCGTTGTTAGTTACTGCAGCTTCGATATTAGCACGATCTCGAGATGCCACATCGTTAGCATTAGCCATGTCTTCGCGTACAATACCAAACCCACCAGTAATCATATCCTGTAGCTGAGCTCGAGACTGATTTGCTAGAGTAGTATTATCATCATAGGTGCTACGGAAATCATTAAAGGTTGTCTGTAGACCGCCCACGTTATCCATAATGTTAGCCTGTCCCTCAGATAGACCGCCATAGTAGGTGTCTTGGCGAGAGCTCATATCGTCTAGGAAGCTTTGTAGGTTAGCTTGTCCACCTAGGATATTAGAGGATGCTGTGTCTAGAGCTTCGCCCTGAGCAGTGAACCCGGTGTTGATAGCGTCCTGAGTATCGGCAAAGCCTGTGCTTACTGCATTACCTAGATTATCAAACCCTGTGGTAGCTGCTGTAGATAGATCTGCAATGTTACCTTGAAGGTTCTGTTGCCCCTCAGTGATATCATTAAAGCTGTTGTTCATATTGGCAAAGCCCTGATCGACAGATCCCTGCACACCAGTAAGCGTATTATCGACGGTATCCA